ACCTGCTGGGCCAGTACTACCAGTTGCTCCCTGACTACCTGCACTACCTGCTGGGCCAGTACTACCAGTTGCTCCCTGACTACCTGCGCTTCCGCTTGGACCAGTTGCACCTGTTGCACCAACTGTAGTCAATGCATTTGCAAATACACCATTACCATATAATATATTGCTTGTGTTACCATCTACACCAACTAAATTTGCTGTAGGAATATTAATAATGCCATTACCACTAAGTGTTGAACCTGAAGTCAACGACCATGTGCCTGTAATATTACCCGTAGTTCCTGCTGCACCTGTAGTAATAACTCTAGTTCTAAGATTGCCTGCTTCTAATAAAGTAGTTACATTAGCATTTGCTATATTGGCTAAACTGCTTACACTTAATGTTGCACATGCAATATCTGCTGCACTTAAACTATTTGTAATAGTTGCATTATTTGCTGATAAATTACCACTGACTGTCACATTACCAAATGTAGTACTGCCGTTTGAACTTGACGATAATGCTATCCAGTTATTTGCTACTGTTTCACCGTCAATAGGGCATATATACATTGTTTGGTTGTTTGTATTATACCAGAGTTGTCCACGCAATGGGTTTGGTGGTGGGGTACTATCAGCAAAATTTTCCAGTATGTGTGTAAAATTTGTGTCTAATGCTTGCCCATATCCACTGTAATTTCTACCGAATAATCCCAGTGAAGTGCTTGTTGTGTTAATTTGTCCGTCAGCAATGGTTGTCAGTACTGTACCATCACTTTTAACAATCGTATATGCCATAATTATGTAACTCCGATTTTGTATTTATCTATCAAATAGTAATTAAATTCGTTAAGCTCTGTATTCTTACTGTATAATCAATTTGAATCTGTCTATTCAGACTCTTTTGAACTGGGTGAAAAATAACATGAGTTAGCAATCTTGTTATCGTGTTGCCCTCATTATCAGTGCCATAATTAGCCAGTAAGCCCAATTCATCAAAAATAAAACTTGAATCTGTTTGTGTGCTGTTATCAAACGCAGCCTGACCCGGTGGTTCACCGTAATCTAGTAAACATTGAACCAATATATCTGAGTATAGTTTGCCCGAAACATGGTTTACTGTCATTTTGTTTCTTGTAGGGTCTAAGTTAAAAACACTAGTATCATCTACGATTTTGGCATATGTTTGATTGTACAACGCAGCATTTTGTCCAGTAGTATTAGGTGGCAAATAAGTTATGACTCCTGTTTCGTCTACGCTGGCTCCGCCATTACCAAAAGCCATTTGATATATTTGTCCATACCCGCGATTGCTTAGTGTGTCTGCTAGAGCCTCACTCATGTTTTCGTAATTTATGGCATTCCTTTTGTCTACAAAAACCTCTAAGGTATTTGGGTCGTAAACTTTAAGAAAACCTTCAATTTTATATGTCAAATTTATCATTATGTATCTGCCCTCTTTTCTACTAATACCTCTTTACTGTTTGGGTCATGTATTTTTATATGTGAGGAAAAATACACTCCCCCAAATTCGTTGGGTTTTTTCTCTGCATTTGTTTTGTTTTTGTCTGGTATACTATTACTATTTTCTATAGTCTTATTTATCATATGCTAATTATCCTCATTTAGGAATATTGCTGCATTGCTATCTGAAATCTGCAATGGGTCGCCCTTAATTGTGTTGTATGTTCCAGGTATTGGACTCCAAATTTGGTTATACTGAGATAGTGGCATTTTGTTAGATTCCAATAGACTATAAACAACCGAGTATTCGGGTATGTAGTTTTGAGTTACTGATGAATTGATTCCCCGTGTAACAGTCAATGTGTTTGTAGAAGTATCAATGTTATCTATGCGCATATATTCGCCGTTGATATATATGATCTTACCCTCAATAGTTGTTATGGTTAAACTATCGCCTGTTTCTATATAAGACCCTTCATAGATTTTCACATATGGACCAGTACCAGACACTTCAAGTTGTATGAAATCATTTGGAATATATCCCAATCTAGTTATGTTGTTGTTATAAACCGTGATATCTGATATGTCATTTTTGTTCGCGTTCAATGGTATCAAGTAGTAGTTCAGTGTTTTAACAGGTGTAGTATTGGTTTGAACTATAGTGTTAGTTATATTTGACAAATCATTTACTACTATGGTATTGTTTAAGTCTGTTACAGATTGAGTGACATAAGTTTTTGTGCCACTGTTTGCTCTATAAACTGTACCCTGATTATTCTTGTCTACTAGTTGCATATAGACCTCGCTGTCCGGAGACGCTGAAGGCATCATGCTAGTAATTATGACTTCATCTCCTACAACTATTACAGGTGATAGTATAGTTACTTCATTTGCAGGGCCTAATACTAAGTTGCTTGATGGAACCCTGTAGCCATTTACCGTGACCCACAATCTATCAACATTGTCTTGTTCCCACTGAGTTAGGTTTATACTACATGCGCTAATTGCAGTAAATGTCATGTTAGGTCCGTTTCTTTCCTGACTTATTGCAATAGTATTAAAGGCTAAATCAATATCAGTAACATAGTATTGTGTTCCTGCAATGATTTCAGGAATGGTTGTTGCTGCACCCAAAGATACTCCTGTTTCTGTGAATATGACTGGAGTACCTACTATCAAGTTTTCAGTATCAGTTACATTGATTCGTGCTGTTGAACTACCTACTGTGTAAGTAGTTATCAATGTAAATGTATTTGTAGCATTTGCAATCACACCATACTGAGTGTTCAAGTACTGTCTTTGTGTGTCATTAAATGTAGTGATTGCTATCTTTTGTCCAACAGTTGGAGTAGTTGTATAGAATGTAATTGTGTCGTTGGCTGGGTTTATATAATAATTATCATCATAGTCATATCCACCAATGCTATATGGTACAGTATCGTAAGGTATTGAAATAGCAGGCATAATTCTACGGCCATCTATTTCAACAATAGCGTTTGTAGAATTTTGCTCGTTTATGAAGTTAGTTAGTGTATATGTACTTGAACCTGTGCTTGTTATAACCTGTGTTTCTGGTATTGTATATCCATATTGTGCTGGTTCAGTTTCAGCAAAGAAACTATATGCTAGATAATCTGTAGATATATCAAAGTTTTCAGATAGAATGATTTTAGCATTCACACTATTTTCTATTGTTGATGCAGCATAATCTTCTGTGACAAATATTGCAGATCCAACTCCGTCTGTTAATGATATAGTAGTTCCACCGATAGTATTGCTAACAGTAAATTCTGTGCCATTTAGAACAGACTTGATGTAATAAGTTTGATGAGGTGTCAAACTTCCTATCATATTGTCACCAAATACTATTTTTTGATTTGGTAACAAGCCCAAAGTAGTATAAGTCACAACTGAATTATTGCTTGACTTAGTTCTGAATACTATGTTTGTATGTCCGGGTACTAGTTTAATGCCGTTGTGATAAACTGCAGGCATAGTATAAAAATCACCTGGGCCTGTTTGTATTATTACAGTCATCGACCCATTGCCATTAGTCAAGGAATAAACAGGACCTGCTATTCCTCCTAGTAAACTATCACTTATAGTAATTGCACTTTGAGCAATATTGATTGATTTCACATAATAGATTGTTCCTTCTACAACTCCGCCAAACACGGTTCCTGCGAAGGTTATTTCATCATTTGGTTGATACAATGAAGTATCTAACACAGTTATTAAATCATTAGTGCTTTCTGTTTGTGTTGCAACATCATCTATAGTGCCGGTATCTGGATGTACTATTCCGCCTCCGTTGATACGCTGTCCTGCATAATTGCAACTCAAATATATTTCATCAAACCCAGTGATACTATTATTAATTATTGGGTCATTGTCAGTGTTAGATTTGACTAATTGGTCACCATTTCCTACTTCATAGACATCAATTCTTAATTTGTCTGAGCCGGTTATATTAGTGTTTAGTTCTATGGTTTTGTTGACCCAATCAACTGTATAGTCTAGTGTATCGTAAATAGTAGTTGATAGTCCTGATTGTGTTACAAACACTGATAATTCTGCAGGTATGTTTACTAAGCCATCAAAACTATATGTATTATCTATGTTTGCATCAAGTTCTGTGCTTACCACATTATAGCCAACATGTGCATACTCTTCAGCAGGCCAGTTAGTGCCAGGACGAGTAGTGACAATCATAGTTAGTTGGTCAGTTACTACACCTGCAACTAATTCTTCTGGAGCATAGCCTGATTGGAAAATATCTCCCTGTACAGTATAAACAGGGTCTGGAGTGCTGAATATTTCAGTAGTATCATATACAACCGATATAGCATTTATATCTGTAGTCTGTAGAACAGTATTATTGTTTCCGACAATAGTAAATGTCGAAACATTTGTAGCATAAACCACATCATTCAAATCTTCAACTGTAGGGGTAGATACCAATGTCCATGATACAGCATCATTGCTCTTATAAACTATACCCTGATCACCGACGGCGACAAAAGTATTATCTGCAAATGTTATCGCATTGAGATTATCGTTAGCGACTTGAACCAGTGTCCAATCATTCAACGATGTAGCTTTGTATATCACACCTTGCTCACCCACTACAACTATTGAATCGTCATCATAACTTATGGCATTCAATGTAGCGTTTTGTTGCGGTACTGTTGCTGAACCGTAGTTATATGCAGTAGATGATACTTTAGTCCAACTTAATCCATCAGTGCTGTATAGTATTGTCTTGTCTGTTCCCTGATACCCTACAGCCAAAAATCCTGTGTAAAAATCATTGTTTATGTATGCAACACCGTATAGTTCTCCTGTAGTTGGGCTAGAGAACTTATATGTTTCTTTGTAAAGTGCTAAATCGCTAGTAGTAGTGATGTTTTTTCCTACAAATACATACTTACCATTACCATATGCAACATTATTGAAATATAAATCACTTGCAATCAACTTAGTTTTGACATAAGGTATGTCAACTTCTGGAGTCAAATATGGAACATAGTATCCATCGGCACTAAATGTTGTTCCGTCGTTGCTAACCAATAATGGTATTGCAGTATTGTTAGCAGTCAAGATATATTTGTTGTTGACATACAGAATATCAGTCAATGACATTGGTTGATCTGCTAGTTTTGCTAACAACCAATCATTTGATATTTCTATATCTGCTGCTAATCCACTGTATGTAGGCATATTAGATACTGCTACATAATTGGTACCGTTAAATATTGCGCTTGCCAAATTTACATTAGTTGGATAGAATACTTGATCTTGTAGGTTGGTGTTTATACTATGCTGACTAGATAAGTCAAAAGTATTTCCTTTATATGTTGTATTTGGGTATGTGACTCCATCGAACAATTGTTCAAGTTCTACACCAGGCATATTGTCAGTTGGTTGGTAGTATCCTATAACTCTATCCATTGCGTTCAGTCTACGGTCACCGCTGTTCAATTCTTCCCACTTACCAAATACAAACTCACTATCATTGTTACTTACAACACACGCATAAACTCTGTTATTGTATTTTACAATGCTAGAATTTACATAGAAAGGTGTATTCAACAGCATATAACTACCTGCTGTAGTCATAGACATCGAACCTGAACTGTCAGTTGTAAAGTTTATTACTGTTCCACCTGGATTGTCTGTCAATCTTACAGTTGTACTAGTTGGCTTATCGAAAATATAATAAGTGTTGCCTAAAACTATCTCATTAGTGAATATGTTGCCTGTAAATACAACAGGGTCATTGACATTGAAAATAGTTGAATCAGATACAGTGATTCTGTCGTTAGCAGCAGTGATGCTTGTAGCAGTTGTAGTTGTAAATCCAGTATATGGAATAGTTAGACCACTTACTGGTACAGTCATTCTACTATCACTATAAACTTCAAATGAATTTGCTGTTTTGACTTTTAGATAATAGTTATTTGACAATTCATTAGGTGTTCCTGAACAACTTACATTTGTTATTTGTCCATTTGATTCGATTGGTATATCTAAATCATTAACGCCTGCAACTATAGGATATATAGTGTCAACAGTCAATGTTACATTATTATCTGGAGTTGTGCCTCCTACTAAACTACCATTGATAGTAATGGTGTTATCTATAGTAAACCCAGTTCCGCCATTGTTAACAATGGCTCTATAACCGCCCAATATGTAACTAATGTCAAATGTTGGGTTTGAAATTATTTCTTGTGTTAATGTTGTTTGAGTATCATCATTGGTCAACTGTACTAGCGCAGTTCCTGTACCAATGCCTGTACTTGTTGCAGTAAATTGTTTACGGTATGCTTTGCCGTTTCCCGCCCCTGAACCACTTATAACTGCTGTAAATGTGTCGTTTACATTATAAGTTACGCCTATTGTTCCTGCTATTGAGTTCCAACTTGCTTGCAGTGTAGTTCCTAAATCTTGAATGACATAAGTTACTCCAACCACAAACGCACCGTTTGTTTCTAATATTGCACCCACAGTAGTAAAATCAGTAGTGCCTATAGTTTGTATATCGTAAGTATCACCTATTTCAAGATTTTCTACATCTAAGTAAGCACTTGCTGATACTGCGCCAGTCAATGTCATAGTACCTGCTGATGGGTCTAATACAACACTTGCTCTGTTTTTGAGAGCAGAGATAGTAAATTGTGTACTATTAATTATTGTTCTTACATAGTATGTTAAGCCCAACTGTATGCCACCTAAATTATTACCAGAGAATACAGCAGGCATTCCCTCATAAATGCTATTTGTGTCGAAAGATGCTTCAGTGGTTATTATACCTGTGCTTGCGGTTAACCCGTTTAGTTCAGTATACACAAAGAAATCAGTATTGATTGTATATGTACCCAAACCTCCTGAACCTGTTATGAAGTCTGTGATATAAATTGGTTCGAATAATCCTGTGCCTGTGATGAGTGTTCCTTTATAGAGTAAATCTGTTCCTGTTTTACTAGTAATAGTCATGATATTACCGTTAAAGTTCGCATTAATAGTGGATGTTGTATTACTTGTTGATGCGCACTCTATTTGTAGGTTTTGTAGACCAGTCATGTAGTATGTTCTATCAGAATATAATCCGCCCACATCATCTGCTACTCTGAATGAGAATCCATTATATAGTCTATCCATATTACCGTCTATTGCTATACGGTTAGGAGATGCTAATACTTGTTCTACTGTCTGTTCTACGAGATTTCCAAAAGTAGTACCAGTAATATTTGGGTACTGCACAGATGTTTGATAGAAAGTTAATTCTTGACCATTGACTTGACCAGGGCTTACAGGCATTTGTATGTTCATGGACATGTTGCCTGTTGCTGTAGACAAATCTACTGTGTCTTCTTGACTTGTAAAGAAGGCATATGTATATGCGTTCGCTTGAATCGCACTTAAAACAAACTCTGGACCATCAACTGTCTCACTTAGTGAAATTACATTGACACCAATTTCCTTTACATAATACACATTGCCCTTTATGATGTTTCCAAAGTTAGAAGTATTGACCCCATTAATACTCATTGAGTTGAATATTATCTTGTCATTTACATTCAATCCCGTAGTTGTTGAAACAATCAACTGATTAGTTGTGTTGATGCTTGTACCTTTGATAGTAAGTGGATTACTGTTTTCGCTTATAGTAAATGTTTCTTCATCTATGACGCTTGCAACAAAGTAAACTACATTTTCTTCTACATTTCCAAATGTATTTCCAGTAAACACAACGCTTAATCCAGTATACAAGCCTTGTGTGCCGCCTGTACCTATTTTATCTAATGGAACAGTAATTGTGTTGTTAGTGTCATTTGTTGCTGTTGCGTTTCTGATGCCTGGATATACAACAGAAACAACAGCAGTATCGATTACTTGTGCAGTCACACACTTAAATGCATCTACTGATGGCGTAAACGAACCTACATCAAATGTTGGGCCATATTGTGTGCTTGAAATCTTGAATTGTGTAGTGTTCACGATTTCACTTATATAATATGTTGTTCCTAACACAATATTGCTTGTGCCTACAATACCTATGAATTTTACAGGCATGCCCACAGTAAATCCAATAGTACTACCGCTAGCGTTATCTGTAGAAATATCAACATCTAATGTAATAACATCAGTAGAACCATTAGTTGATTGTATATTTCGTTCAAATGATGACCATACTAACTGCCTATCATTAGTTACTGACTCGATAGGGAATACAATACCGCCATTGCTTGCTAATATATTGTTTATGTCAGGATTTACAGAACTCAACTCAATATTAGAACTTGACATGTTTATGCTATTTTCAAAGGAACCCATAAAGTTTCCTGCATAGAAACTATTTGCTTCCCAGTTTGTCACTTGACTATCATAACTAGTTCTGTCAAAACGCAATGTAATATTGTTTTCTCTTATTGGGCTGCTTGTAGTGATAGGTATAGCCCTTGCACCCAATTGTAGACTTTGTGTTCCCGAACCAGTACTCATGAATACAATGCGATTATTATCATTTACACAGTCAATGTAAGTTGTATACAAGGCTATGATTATATTCGGTACTGTTTCAAGGACATTTACATAATAGTACTGATTGGTTTTTAATCCGCCTATACTATTATTGCCTGTTGTATATTTTACTAGTTCTCCTGTGGCCAACTCAGGTGCAAACACTTGTATTGTATTGTTAGACAAGTCTACAAATATACTGTCAAAATCATATACTATGCTAGGGTCTATGATTATTTCAGGAGTGACCGCATAACCTAATCCATCATTAATTACATTTATACTAGATACTTTATCACCGTTCATTACTGCTTCTAGTACCATTTCTTCTTTAGGCAATGGATATTTAACTGTGTCAATATATGCGGTTACATTTGGTGTTGATGTATAACTCTTTCCGCCATTCAATACCAAAACTTTCGGCAAATCAATATATATTTTTTCACCTGGGATGTGGTCATATATTTCAGAACCGTTGACTCCTCGAACTAATCCCAAAAGCATGTTTAGTTCTTTGTCTATAGAGTTATATCCTATGAATTCAAATTTGTTTGCATCACCTACATCAGCAATCTTGATTACGCCCTGTACAGGGAAACCCGAAATGTTATCAACAATCAAGAAATTGCTTGCCAATGTAACATAACTTGCCAAATTAGTCATGTAGTAATCTGCTTGTCCTGATAAACTTACACCATAGTTATTAAACCACTGGTTATATTCAGTTCTATTCCAAACTGCACTGTCAGGCAAGAATTCATATGGTGTATTAGAGTTGTTATATACTAGTTGAGGACTTACAAAAGTATCTATATTTGTATCGTAAGTTGCTGGCAAATCAAAGTCAGAAATATTTCCCTGATACATATCAGTGCCTTTATATTCAAACAAGAATTCTTTTATCACAACATGATATGGTTTTGCTTCATTTACATAGCCAGACAAGAACTCTTGGTTGTCGCTTACAAAGTTTTGTAATGGTTTCAACTCTCTTATTGTATGAGAAACATCTACTAACGATGTTTTATTTAACCAAGGCAAGTAGTTTTGGTTTTCATGTGTTTCACTTTGTATGTAGTTGAACAACAATATCAGACCCTTGTTTCTATAAATCAATAGGTCATTAGTGAAGATTTGCTCGTTGATTGCACGAACTATCCATCTTGTTTCTTCACTTGGGTACTGATCAAATGGAGCAGTACTAAAGAAGTCACCACCAAATCCATATTTGCCTAAAGCATAGTCATATAGTTCATCTTTAAACCGTATTGTTCCATTTTGTAAGCCTATTCTATTCCATATACCTTCGCCATTGTAGATATAAGTTTCTGCTAGACCTTGACTATTTTGTGCTACTGTAACTATTGTTCCTTGTGGTACATTGAGTGTAGATAAGTCTGCATAAAACTGAACTTGTAATGTAGATTTTGTATTATCATTATATCCTACTGCCCACCAATTTACATATTCATAGAAGTCGGCAACATTGTAATATGTTCCGCTTTCATCCAAGAAAGTAGGTCTGCGAATTTCGGTGATTGGATACAACAACATAACTGAGTTTGCATATTGCAAATAGTTCTGTAGTGCTGTAAATCGGTTATAGAAGAAACTTTGTTTTGGTCTTACTAATACACCAGATTGTACTGCTTTAGGCAAGAAAGGATCGGGAACAACACTACCGATTTCATCAGTGCCCGACAGACTATCCAATAGCCTATCATATAATGATTCAGGATAATTTATGCCCTTTGCTACATTAGGTAAACCAGGCAAGAAATCACTTGGAAAATCTTCACGAATCAATGTGTATTCTGTATGGGCAACATCTTCTACATTACTAGTATTATATCCTATGTGTAGTACTGTATCATTTGCGTTAATGTAAGTTTGGACATTATACAAAGCAAATGCATCAGGCAAAATAGGAGTCATGTAACTGATGCCCGAAGACTGAGGATTGTTTATATACTCTGCTACTGTTACATCTGCTAATGTTTTATCAGGGAATACGATACCGGTGTCTCTGACCCAAAAGTAATATACAGGAGTGACTTGATTACTTGAATTCAAGACAGTTTGTACTGTGAACAGTCCAGTATCTCTAGGTGTTCCCGGGCCTTGGTATTCTACTGGAGGTACATTGCTTGCTATCCAACTATATATTCTTACATCACTTCCAGGGAATAATGTTCCCCAATATCTAGCATTATATGTGTTGTCATTTTGGTGATAGTTTATAAAACGAACAGTTGATGTATCAAACCAAACCGTACCTACTTGTGCTGTTCCCCAAACAAAACCTGTTTGTGTATTGTTGGCATTGTTGTAACTAGCAGGGTCAATATTAGAAATAACATCTATATTTTCTCTTATTGCTCCCAACAATTTACCCTGTAATGGGTCCATATAATCTAAGTTAATTAATGTGTTGTTAGTTTCAGCACTGAACAACTGAGTATTCTGTATGCTATTGATGTCTACAACAGGATTACTTTGACGGTATACAGACCAGTTTTTGATACCTGTATTATTGCTATAAACTATAACTTGTCCGTCAATATCAGTAGGTCTGTAGTTTGGAGTACCTATGATTACTTTATTATCTGCAAAATCTAATGCAGTTCCATATAATGGCTGTTGTCCATATTCTAGATTTTGACTGTTACAACTTTGAGCATATGTGTATGCACCTATATTATCTAGTGTTTCGTTGTAATTTTCTAGATAATCAAACATATATACTGCGCCGGCATTTGCAAATGTATCTAAGAACTGAGTTGAATTGTTGTCAAATACCGTATCATTATCTAGGTTTTCATCATCAGTAAAATCAAAAGTAGTTTGTGTAAATCGTGTACCTGTTACTGCACTCACGACTATTGAATTTTGTTCGTTAAACTTGATGTTAGTTCCAAACTGTGTTGAACCAACAGGATGTGGGCAAAGAATTGTTTGTGTGTTGGTAAACAAGTTAAAGCCCAATTCACTTAATGTGTCTATCTCGGTCACGCCTATCAACAATTCTTGATTGACTTGTGCTAGGGCATTGTTTAATAGACTTATAGTCAAGATGTTATTGTTTGCACTTGCAACCACATTGGTTATTTTTGCTAGATTTATTGCACTTGCTGCTTGTAATGCAGTGCCTGCAGGTATCGTTACCTTATAGCCATTTATTAACAGTATTCTATCTGTTGATACATTTACTTCATTTGTGCCGGTAATATATCCAAATCTTGCGCTACCATATGTGTAGCGGTAAACTGCCCCTTCTATCGTGTTGTTAGTTAATTCAAACGGCGCACCTATCAAAATTTCTGTACCATATATGTTGTTATCAACACTAGTACCGAATTGTAGACCTGTTTTAGGTACAGATGTTTCTAAAGTTTGTACTAATACAAATTCATTACTGCCTGCGGTAATTATATCACCCGCATTCAATTGACCATTGAATTTTAAAATATTTCCCGTTATGTTGTATTCAGTTGCTTGAACATAAGTACCATTGATATAGACAGAAATAGGAGCAGAATTAGGAGTAAAACATAGTGCAAATTCTAATCCGGTACTAGTTGATTGTGCTTCAAAATTCTGAACAATTCTTTGATAGATATAAGCCTTGCCCGACCTTAGCATAGAATCGACTTCTGTATATGGAGCACCAACTACTAAAGTGTCTCCGTAATAGTTTGTTGATAGACTATAACCAAACTTATCTACAGCAGTGTTTGGACCATCGATAGTTGCAACCAATTCATAATTAGATTGCAGTGCCTTACCTGTGCCACTACCCGTACCTGTTGCTATAAAATATATACCAACCTTGTTTTCTACTGCGCCAATGTCTGTAAAGTCTGTTGTGCCTAACTCACTGATTTGATAAGTTTGTTTTTCAACAAAAGGCGCTTGTACTTCGATGTTGTTCTTTCTGTAAACATGAATTTTATTTCTTGCTGTGGGAGTAGATGTGTCAAAATCACTTACATACAAGTAGTTGCCGTCTTCTGAAGCCGCCATACTTTGACCAAAGTTAGTGCATCCTGCTGGTGCTAAAATACCCTGCACAAATGGTCCCACAGTAGCACTGTTATACTGATACGGTATCATGTTATCTGATACTATTGATGTATTGACAATATATGGTTTTACAAATCTATCGACACTAGACAAGCCTGTTGGTTTAGATACAAATATTATATTTGCCGCATTTACTATGCTTGTGCCGAAACTGTCACCTTCGATGAATGTTTGGTCAGAATTATATTGATTAGATATTGTGTCATATTGATATCTGTAAACAGTACCCAAACCAGTATCGCTAATCAATAAGTCACTATATGGGTTATAGTTTACTGCTGCTCCAAACTTATCACTGCTTACTTTAGTGAATTCTTTATCGAACAGATAATTGATAGATTTTCTATAAACGGCCCAATTACCATCTGTATTTTGATCTACCCATGCTTTGTATTTTGTAAATTCATAATTTAATAATGGTAGATTTTGTATATCACTTGGCTTACTGACTCTATTATTGTTGAAGCCTAAAACTATTCCTTGACCAGTAATCTGACGGTTACTGCTTCCCAAATTCAATAGAACTAGTACTTGGTAAGGACTAATAATTTGTTCTGCGACATAGTATCCATTTACCGATGTGTCAAAGTTTACTATGCTAAAAATAGTATTTCTAGTCAAATTGTGTGGTTTGTTGAATGTAACCGTGCTTGTGCCGTTTAAATTGCTACGGACTTGCAATACTTGCCCAATACTATAAGGTGTTAGTATTTGCCATGTTGATAGATAATCTGCTAGCCATACATAATCATTCACATAAAGTTGGTTAAGAGTTACTATCAAATCATTTTTATCAACAGCCGTTGATAAACCTGCAAATGAATATGATGACATTTTAACATCATTGATGTTTACATATCCTGCATTTGGATATAACTCGCTTTCGTAAGTGCTAGTTGTAGTAGGTAAAACTTGTGCGGTAGTAACAGGATTACTGTAGTTGAACAAAGAGTAGATAGGTACTAGTTGTTCTGCACCTTCTATGTCGTTGCCGTTAGTTAGACCAACTATACTTGGATTACCCGTTAATTTACTTTCACTTAGTTTGAATTCAATAAAGTTATTGTTAATTACTCCGCCAAATGTTCCAGACAAGATAGCCCAATTTTCATATATGTCATAATCAATATTACCCTGAGGCAATTGTGCGTTTCTAAAGGCATTTAATGTATTTTTTGTGCCCTTTTCTTTAATCATGTTTTTATATACATTGACTTGTGTAATATCAGTTAAATCAGCACTTTCCATATATGGTCTTGGTCTAAAGCCAATCAAACTAAATGACAACTGGTCAGCATCCTGTTCTAAGTTTGCTTTGTCAATGTTGTAGTACAACGCAGATTCGTAACTTCTTGTACTTGGATTTGGTAGTAACCCTTTCTGTATTTCGTTGTACTCAGTTTCCTTCCAATCTAATTCGCTGAAAACATTATTAGGTTGTACTATTTTCAATGCAGTCCAATACTTGTTTTTATATTTTACGATTGAGCCTTTAGTATATTTTATATTACCTGAATACTCTTGAATGTTGTCTTGGTTGTATATAAAGCCGCTGGCAAACATAGTGCCGTTCCATTCAGCACTTTTAGTTCCTCGTAGATAAATTCTATTTTGTTTTAGACCTGATACCAGATTGTAAATCACATCGTTGAATAATGTAATATTATCTAACACAATACCGTGTTCTATGTTACTCATGTTGAATTGCGCATAAGAAATACTGTCGCCGGCATTCAATGGAGTTGCTCTAAATTCGCTACCTTCTCTAAAAATACACAAATCCTTATTGTTTATTGGATATAAGTTTTGATTTAATATAAAGTTGTTCTGCTGGAACACCAATGGCTGAACTATTGTGCTTTCTTTGTTCACAAGTAACTTATTAGCACTAGGATTCAAAGTTACAATGCTTCCTATTTGCCATCCTACTTGTGACCAATACAAGAATTCTGCAACCATTTGATTCCAGGTTATTTCAATACCGTTTTCTATTTGGTCGAATATAAAGCCTTCAGTTTGTAGATATTTTCCATAACTCATCAAAAATTGTGCTATGTCATATGTACTATAAAACAAAGTTCCATATGGGATATATTCTACTGTACTGTAATAGTCATTGGCAACTTCTACTGTTGCATCTTGTACTGTTATAGTTGAAGTGTTGCCATTGAGTATAGGTTTTAATACAGTAAAGTATGCGATGCTTTGACTGTTTCCGTAAACTCTGTAGCCTAAAAGTTCTTTTTGTATAACAACACTGCTATATGTCAATCTATTGTATGGCTGATTTTCATACAATAACACTTGATAACTTTCGTCTGGAATCAACAATGAAGCATTATTTGATTCAGGGCTACCTTTTTCTACAAAGAATTTTAACAATGTTTTGTCGCTGAAGCCCGCAAGTCTGTAAACAAGTCTGACATCTAGATTTCGTAGTAAATCTGTTATCTTTTCGGTTGCACCCACACCTGCTTGTTTTTCATAGTCAACTATCCAGTTGATGTATGATGTTTTTGCTGTTCCATTTCCATATATTTCTAACTGATTTGGAACTAAATGACTTCTATCATTGTATAGAAACTGATTAAACTCTGTATTATATTTGTAGTTATCAACATCTACTGCAAGATTAAAGAAATTAGCGGGCTGTGTTAATGCATATAAACGCATCAAGTCAAATGGGTATGTGCTGCTACGGCGGTAACTAAATTCTACAGGACTATCATCTCCTACTACCCAGTTTCTTTTAAGTGTATTAGAATTATAATTTCCTACTACTGTGTAAAATGGTTCCAATAATTCACCCGAATCATTAACAGGTATGATGTTAGTTAATCCAGGACGCTTAAATTGTGTAAGTTCGACAGGATTTCCATTGTTATAGTCTATACCGTTTTCTAAATCTTGCCATAGTATTAGATTGTTTTTTGTATAAGGTGCGGGACCATAACGATTTTCCCACCAGTTTGGTTTGTTAGTATAACCAATCATCTCCCATGGAGTTTGGTCTGGCGTAGTAGTATCGTAATAATATTGGTAAATGCCTCTCCAATATCCTTGTTGTATTATTTCTCTATTCAACCTATCCTGACTGTTTTTATAGTTGTAAGTCCATTGGTCGTTTGTCAAATATATTTGTGTCTTATAATCAAGTCTATTTTGACCAACCCAATTCAAGAAATTAGGTGTATACATTTGTAGCCATTCAGCATAACTGAAATCTGTATCTCTGAAGTAACCGGGAACCACCTCTACATCTTGTATAGGTATGACATTGCTTAGTTTTAAATTATTATAAATTCTTGTTTCGAATTCTAGTAGACCCTGGTCTCTATAATCAACTAACAAGTTGGTTTCTGGAATGTATTGTCCATACAATTTTGTATATGACCCATCATGGCCTCTGATGAAGTATGTTGGTTCATTATAAGATGTATCCAACACTACACTTGGAATCGTAGCAGGGTATAAGCCCAACTTAGTTGGTGTGTTAGGTACATAAGAACCATATGTTTGGTTGTATTCTTTGACTATAATCTTGTCATTTTTTATCAAATCTTTTGTGACAATTACGCTAGGACTATCTGTGCTTACAGTATAATCGATATTTCTGTACAATTGTTTTACAACTCTGATGTTGTCTACTGTAGTTTCTAGATATACCAATACACCATCATAATTTGCAGTCGTAAAATTATAAATCTTACTTAATGGATATACGCTGTTTAAAACAGTATTTTGAACAGTATATATGTTGGTTATGTATGCAGCCTTGTTTGGCAACATATCTGACCAAAAGAATGGCATATCCTGATTTTTAACACTGGTAATTTGCGCTAGTGCATCATCAAGTATAAATGCAGGGTCGAACCTTTGTTGATAATCTGTCTTGCTTATTGTGTCGATAAGTAAAGTCTTGAACTTGATGTATTCTTTGCTATTGTATTCAAGTGCATTGAACAAACTATAACTTCCATTACGCAAGAATGCACTAGGAAGAACCAAACTTGCACTATTTTGTATGATTCTGTTGCCCCATGGCACTAAATTACCTAAGTCTCTAGTATTGTTTGAACCAAAAACTGTTCCTGTAGTGTCGGGATTGTTATAGAATATTGATTGATATTGGCCTCTGATATCACCGATATCTACTGTAGTGATATCAGTATTGAAAGGATTGTTGCTTAGGTTTATAGGCACAGAATAATATGCGTTTTCACTGACTTGGTCACTTAACAATAATACCTGTATAACTGTTTTTTCATCAACAGTTAAAAAGACATTTACTACAGTGCTATCTTGATTAAATGTTACTGTGTAGTTTTCTGTTTCTGTCAACAGTGTATTGTTGTTATAGACTTGTAGATTTGGCCAAATAGTTTCGTTTCTGTCTAAAGTCCCTACATCGCATGTCACTGTAAATGTTAGTGTATCACCGTTCTCTAATAACACTTTTGGAACATTTGGTGTATAATCAAATTCGAATATTTGATATTGAGTGCTAGGTGCAACAGCAGTCTGCCATCCTAGTAATCTTGTATAGTCAGTTCTGTTAGAATAATTGTACACATAACCTGTGTTGACATTCTGTGTTACTGGTGCATTTTGTGCAATACTGCTTACATAGTTGAAAGTGTCGGTATTGAGTGAAACTTCAAAAGTTATATCACCCACATTATTGATTGAACTGTAACTGATAGGGAATCCTAAAATACTGTCATTAGCACCAACGCCAACTTTATACTTGAACAATTCACAACCTGCAAATGTAGTAGATTCATAAACACTTTCATCGCCAAAACTGATTCCGTTGTTATCAAAGATGTCAAACTTTGGTTGTATGTTGATATCGGGTTTAGATTGTGCAAGATTGTAATTTACACCATCAAAATAATAACTGTTGCCTTGATTATTTTGGCCTCTAGTTACCACAAATTGGTCGTTTTCTAGCATTTGTCCATCTGCTGCTTCAGTCAATGTCAATACAGGAAAACTTGAACTCAATGTGCTATAGTTAGCGACATAAATCTTGCTTCTTATGCCTACATTGTTTTCATTTGCAAATACTATTCTTGCGCCATCATACAACAATAAGTCAGCATTATTTTTAGTACTTGCAACAAAACTTGCATCTGCTGTTGTACCCGAAACTATGGTTGGTACTGACCAAAATACTGAAATTGTAAGTGTATTATCACCTGTGATACTTACGATTCTAGTATTTGGAGGTAGTATGCTTTCTTGCCCTAGTATCAAATCGTTTATATACATACCTGGTATCAAACTACCAGTTACTTGATTGCTATCGATTATTAAATTTGTAGTTGTTTGTGCTAAAGATGAACCAAATCCTTGTGCTGCTTGACCTGTACCTACATTGCGGAAAGGCAACCCAGAAATTTCTGTATTAGTTGTGAACTGTCTTTTAATCAATGTACCGTCGCCGGTTAACAACGGTGTTGCGGGTATAATTAAATCACCCACACTGTATGTAACATTAGTAGTGCCTACTAAAGTATTCCATCTTTGCTGTGTCACTGAACCCAAACTAGATATGTAGTATTCTACGCCTGCCTGACCCGTTCCAACTCCTGAGGTTACACATTTAAATCTTGTTCCTATCTCATATGTAAGACCTGTTGTGCCTGCTATAGTGTTCCACTGTGTTTGAGTTGTAGTACCTAAATCTGTAATTACATAAACTTGTCCTGATACAAGTGAAGAAACAGATAGGTAGCCTAAACCAACATTTGTTACTGTTACTTCTGTTGCTCCCAAACTTACCCAGTCAGTTAGGGCTAAATCAGTTATGAAATATTCTGTGTCTGCTGTAAAACTATTACTACCATAAATGCCATTAGTGTTAGTGACAAACTGCACAGTCAATGCAGTGCCGCTTCCTGTACCCACTACAACACCCTGATTTACAGCAGTAAACTTATCTCCCACAGTGTACACAACACCCGTAGTGCCTGCTATGCTATTCCAATCAGTAGTTCCCAAATTAGTTATTATATACTCTGTACCGATCGCAAAATTTCCATCAAATACTAAACTTGCGCCCATATTTTGCCAAGTTTCTAAGGTAGTGCTATCTAGTTTTTGTATATCATATGTTTGACCCAATATATAACTACCTGTTTGAACTGTAGGATTTGTTAATATTGTACCAGTATATGAAGTATATGTTTGTACATCTGGATAATATGCTGCTTGTCCTGCAACTTCAGTAAATGCATTTGTTGTTCTTGTATCAATAAAGTCTATGCTATCTTTGGCAACAGTTCCTGTGTTGAATAACTTTATGTTTGGATAAAATTCTATGATAGGTCTTTTTGCCTTATTATTTTCATTTGCATAGGTTGTTATTATTGACGGATTATCAAGGTAAGAAGCAGTTGCCTGTATTACTTGAATGTGGAACCAACGATTGCTTCTAGCCCATGGATTTTTGTTTATACTATTTCTAGCAATTGTTATGTAATCAGGATTTACTGGTATGTATAGTTGTCCATCAAAGTTGCCTATATCATATGGTAAAATATCATAAGGTATCGTAGTTGAATCGGTGTATGCTTCGGGTACAATCAATGAATTTACAGGAATAAGTTCTATACCTGTACCGACACCTTGCACATAATATTCGTTTTCTAGATAAGTTTGAGGAGTAACATTACCATCAAAAGTTACTTTTAATCCGTTTGTAAATACAATACCGTTTGCGCTTGTGTAGTTTAGTTGTCCCAAAATGTCTGTATCAACATCTAACAAATTGTCACTAGTTACTGTAACAAAAGGTAATCCCTGTGGCAACCAATAATATTGGTTGAAATTTATAATCATGTCAAGATTAGTAAAACTGTCCCAACTATAAAATTGACTGTTAAACAACCTATCATTGTTGTTTGTTATACCGTTTTGTAATTTCAATGCATCTAGTAAACCAGGATAACTTATGAAATCTTTTGCTACGCTTTCATTTTTTTTAGTAAAGACAACACCGGGCTCTAATTGATAATCAGTTCTTTGTTTGGTTGGTTCTTTTACATAATAATCATTGGCATTTATGCCAGACCCGAATTTGCTACCCACAAATCCATCTATCTTTCTAGTAACAGGTGGATTTACTAATTGGTCAAGTGTTGCACCCAAAAACTGACTATTAGTGGATGTCTGAAAAATAGTTGGTAAAAAGTCTAATGTTCTAATTCTAGTCATTTTATGCTACTTGTAGTTGGTCTGGTGTCAATGCTGCTATAACCAAAATATCATTTGCTGTTGCAGCATTTACAAAAATTTCATAAGGTGCACACTTGATTTCATACAAAGTTCCAAATGGTTCTGTTGGGCTGTTTGGCACCAAAACCGCAGAACTGATTAAATCACCTATTTCATTATGCAAATAGGCACTTAATTCTGAAAAGAAGAATGTATCACCAAAATTCCAATTATTAATATCAAAATAGTTGTTCATAGAAGTCAATACTGCACTTTTTATTTCGCTGTCACTTGCGCTTGTTGTAGAGTTTTTAATCACTTTAATAGTTGCCCTCAATGAAGCCTGTGCCTTTGGTCCAAACAATGGCTTGAACACAACACTATTTAATACCACACTATCGCTTAACATTTTATAATCATTAACCTTACCATATGCTGCGCTAAGTTCATTTATGGTTGGTTTAGGTGGCTCTGGTATAGTATTTGTACTATCCTGTATATAGTTTTGATATTGTGTGTAATATGATTGTGTAACTACATACAAATCAATTATGTTAGTGGTTGCAGGATCGATTCGAACTGTGTTGTTAGAATTATGTCTATACTGAAAACTCAAACCCTGTCGACCAAATTTGTACGAGTAGTTTGTTTGTTCAGTCAATACATAGAATGGAGTTCTTACTGTAGTATCCTGTATAGATTTGTAGAATTTATCATCTCCATAGGCATAAAATACCTGACCAACTGGGTATTCATATTTGACAACTTCTATTTGATCTTTAGTTTGATACTGATAAACAATTTCTCCGAACGGTACTAATTGCAGTCTAGTTATATTCACTGCGTCTTGAATTTCAACGAAAAATACATACTTTCCAGTATTATTGTTATTATTAATCACGCCTGTGATTTCAGTAAAATAATCTGGATTTAGTATTAGTTGTTTGTTATTAACATCAGTATTACTAATTTCAACTTCAAAATCATTTACATATCCATCTGTTTCTACTGTTTGTCCTATTATATTAATCTTTTTGTCTTTACCGATTGCGGATAGGCTATCAGGTTGCGTATTGATTCCTAAGACATTAACAAAGTCTTGCAGAATTTTGCCACTAAATGGATCATAAACTAATTCGTTTAACGCATAAGTAAACCGTATTTCACTTACACTACCGAAATAATATCTTAGAGACCTATATTCAACATTATATCTATTATTACCCAAACTAGTAAATTTTACGAACCAATTCGCATTAGTATAAGGTTTTATACTCCATCTATCTTGGTTAACCATCAAACTGTTATTGAAAACCAGTGTAAAGTTTTGTTGAAGTTCTATTTTAAGTATGGCTTCTTGTATGATTGATATACTCAACGAGTTATCAAATACTGGTATAACTTGCGACAAAATTACATTAGAAGGTACATATCCATTTAATGTTACAGGCCCTGTTCCGTTACTAAAATTGCCGTCACCGTTGTTTGTTCCATCTCCTATAACATTTAAAACTGTGGTCCAAATAGAAGTAGGATTAGAGCCTGCAATACCTGCAACCAATCTATTGTTATTGTCGAAATAATACCCGCTAGGTGCAGTCAATTGAATTAATGCACCTTTAGTTACATACTTGGTATTTGTTGTGCTAAATATTCCTAACTGGTCAGGTACTTGTATACTAAAATCAAGATTGTAAAAATATCCAGTGTTGCTGTTAGCATCTACACTGCTAGTTTTCCAATATACAGTGCCGTCGCCGGTACTTGAATTAATGTTGAATCTTTTATACCAACTATTGCTATTAGTGCTTGTATTAGTAATATAAAATTGATTTGCTCTGTTCAATGCTAAAACACCATTTAATGTATCACTAAAAAATGATATGATGTCGCTAGTATTATTCACAGTAAACAACAAATCACCATTGGTTTCATCTTGCCATATAGCACCATCGCTGCCAAAACTGTTAATACTTGAATACTTACCTGTAGGGTCTAATAAATCTAGATTTTTAGACACACCAACGCTACTGCGATTGATTGCTCTAGATTTTATGATTGAACTATACAAAGTATATGGGAAATTGTTGTAGTCTTCACCATTTACCATACGGTTTTGTGTATAGTAACGAGTTGGTGCTCTTTGCTTAATACTTGTGATAGTTTCACGAGCCTGCGCATTGCTTACTGGCTGTGTAAGTGTTAGCCCAACAGTCAATGTTTCGGGTCTGCCTTCTCTGCTTATATATGTAAATGCAACATTTATATTTTGCATTTCAGTAGGGTCTATCGTATAAGTCAATCCGTTGCTTGAGCGAACATAGGCTCTAAATGTTCCTACTGGTATTTCGCTAAACACTCCGTCACCAAATACATAGGTTACTTGGTCGTTTGTTCTAGATGTCACACTAAAAATATTCTTATTACTGGTTTCAGATTGTAGATATGCGTTAGCATATATATTATCTACTTTTCTCCATAGCAATCTAGAATTATTGTTGTCGTTAAGTTGGTACAACCATGTATCTTCATTATTGATACCTTGTACATCGATATCCACAGTTTGGTTTGCAATCTGTTCTTGTAAATTAAAATCAAAATTATTCAAAATGCCTTGTTTGAAGTAAAAAAAGTAACCTGTGTTCGCGCTTGCAAAACCCAACTTATCGTTTCTATAAAGCATGTTAAAACGACCTGTAGGGGCAGGTGGGATTTCATATGGATAATCTTCGCCCATGCTAGTCACACTAACAAGTTCGAAATTCATGGGTGTACCGTCAATTACAGTAGAAAATGGAACTATAGGCAAACTATTCGAAGATATCTGTAGTGTGTATTCCGATGTAGTTACACCTAAAATTTCATTGACATTTCCGGGTCTTCCAACTCGCTGTGAATTAATCAACGCAGCATTTACTATGGTATTAAACTGTTCGAACCAATTTGGATTAGCAGGGTCATTCCATAATATAGGAAGATTGCTTAAATTAACTCCATTTAAATCTGTTAGATTTTGGCTAGTCTGTATGCTATTGACCTTTAGATATCCCTGAGACTCAATATTTCTTTTTGGAGTATAACTAACTAAGTTGGCCAACTTAATTACACTATCACGGCGTTCGGCTGTATCGATAAAGTTTTCACGGGCATTCAAGTCATTTCTAAATGCAAGACCCTGACCCATAAATGCTATAACATCAAGCAATGCTATAAATTCGCTTGATTCTATAAAATCGTTATAAGTTTCTGGATAGTAGACACGCAAGTAATCTATGAAACTTTTGCGTAGTGTTTCATAATCATAACTACGGAAATCTGCTTCACGAAAAGTTTGGTATATTGTTTTCCAATCATTTATACCAAAAAGTGCTGCTTGTCTAGAACTTGTAGCCATATTAAATTCTCAAATTATTATGTATTTATCATATAAAAAATGCGACTTTTATGACTGTATGGTTGCAGTATTTGTGTTGGTATTGAAGAATACATTTAATAATGCTGACTGATTAAAGGGCAATACAGTAATTTGTACTTCAATTAGTAGCCCGTTGTCTTGAGGGTAAGTTTTTATGAAATTCAGTGCTAGTCTGGGGTCTAACCCCGCAATTCTGCGAACTTCATTTTCAATTTCAAATGTAATGTCTTGTGTATTAGGGTCAAACAGAAAATTCCATATCCTAGAACCATAGTCGGGCTGTCCTACTTTTTCGCCCTGTCTAATGTTTAAAGCATTAAAAAAATCGCGGACTACCAAATTTACATCGGTTAGACGGTATTTTTTACCTACTATTATAGGATTGGCTATAGTGCCTGGGCCCCCACCTATACCGCTATTTTGGTTAGTTGTTCGTGCTTTACATGCGTCTGCTGTACTAAATCCTATATATTGTACCATAATTATATTTATCAATATCAAGTAAGCGTCTAGTTTCTTTAAAGTTTACGCAAAAGTTCTCTATAGGTTGCGTCTAATCGTTCCAATTTAATCTTTTCCTTGTTATACTGCATCATAAAGTTACGCTGGTCAGCGCGTAATGCAGCGGGAAGTGAAGTATATGGAATTCCTGATTTTTTATTTGATTCTAGAATGGTTGCCAATTGTTTTGCAAAGTTTTCGACTACTTGATTCTGTGCGTCATATTCTTTTCTTGCTTTTTCTACTTGAGCCGCAAGTTCTGAACGACGGGTAGTTTCTTCCTCTTCAATAGATCTATTTAAATTTTCGAAAATTTCTTCTACTATAGATTCATTTCCAAAAGTTGGCGGCGGTATGCCAGGATCATCTAGTTGATTTATAACTGCAATATTTATTGATGACCTATCATTAGTATTCAATCCGATGCTAGGTATTTTTATTCCTGAACCTGCTGCTGCTATAGAACCAATAGCATTTTGTAATTGTGAGGATAGTCCTGCAGGTAAATTTTTAGGTATCAATGAACTTAAATTATTAGTTAAATCAGATACCGTATTAGTCAATAATTGATTTACGCCCACTTGTAAATTATTTGTTACATTGTTTAATGCATTTGTCGCTGTATTTTGTATAATATTTGACAAATCATTTATACCCGGTAAGTTTGGCATATTACCTATCGATAGGTTTGTTACACTTGACACTGCGTTTTGACCGCCGGGTAAATTAGATAGTCCGCTTGCCAAACTAGATACTGCTGACATTGCAGCACTTGTTCCTACCGATCTAGCAATATTGCTTAAACTTGTCAATGCATCGTTGCCATTATTAAGTAGATTTGATGCATTGTTAAATGATGAGGCTATCGCACTAGAACCCCTATTATTTGTTTGCGGAACATTTGCTATTTGCAACAATGATTCTGCTACAGTTGTTTGTGCCGTATTGTTTAATTTATACAATGAAGAATTCAATCCTGAAACTGTATTATTAACCGCAGATTCAACTGCTATATTAGCCAATTTATTAGCGGCATTTTTGATTTTATCGCTGATGTTTTTGCCGCTATTAGCAGCTACTTCGTTAGACTCAATGTTTTGTTTTGCAATCGTAGAAAGATTTTGCGGGACACCTGCTTTTAATGGTTTCATGCTGCTTGCAATAGCACTAAATGCTTTGCTTGCTATTCCTGATGCCTGATTGATAGCATCTTCTAATGAAGGTGATTGCAATAAGTTTTTAACAGAACTTTCTAGACCATTTAACGCACCTTGACCCAATTCACCCAACGACCCTGCAAAGTTGCCCGCTGCTATATCTTTCATTACGCCATCTATACTACCTGAAAGTCCGTTGATTTGTCCTTGAAATGCCTGAGATGTTGCTGAACCTAATCCAAATTGGAAATTAGCCAACTCAGACTGTACACTCAGTTGCGCAGAATTTTTTACTGCATCAAGTGTATTCAATAACCCATTTTTTGCTGTGCTTAAAATTAAACCTCCCAACTGCCCGGCTATTTCCTTACCAGTAACAACTGCTGAATTTTGTAGTTGTACTTGCGCCTGTTGCAAATTTTGCACTATACTTTCATTCTGAGCCTGTTTGTTGCTTAAGAAAGTTGGAAGATTTTCTGCTCCAGACTTGCCTGTAAACAGGTTGTTTGTAAAGGCTGATATTGCGTTTCCTGTAGCCGCAGCCAAAGTTGTTACTAATGCCGCTGCCCCGGGTTTTAAAACCCCGGATTTTTCTAACTGTTCAGGAGTTTGTGCATATTGACCTACACCTACTGTTGTTCCCTGTTCTGTTTGCGCAATTGCTACACCTTTAGTAGTTGCTTCTGCTAAAGGTCCGTTCGCTGCATCTGCTGCTATTTGTCCCGTTATGGCCTTTGTAGCGTTTACATCTATTGCTTGACTTACTGCGCTAACGGTTGGCGCAGTTGCAGTAGTAGCGACATTTACGGGGTTTCTTACTCCTGCGCTAGCTGCTACATCATTAGTAGTACTCACGCTAGTATTAGGGCTTGATGGTAACTGACTTGAACTGTTAAGGTCTGTTTTGATATCAACGCCCTGTCCTGCATTAGACCACGGCGCATGTGCAGGCGCACGACTGGTTATGCTTACTAATTTTGCAGGTGCAGCCAAATATCCCTTTTGTGCGTCAAATAGTGTATCTGTATGTAAAACCTTTTCTATAGCAGGAACTTCTGCTGGTTTTGTAGATGTTTGTCCTGTATTCAAATATATCTTGCTACCATTTACATATGCTAGCGAAGAACTTGCCATACTAATGTCACCTTTACTTTCCATGCTCATAGCACCCGTAACTTTAGTAGTATGTTTGCCTAATGTAAAGTTAGTGTAATTAGTACCTACTCTTTGTTTAAACTCTTTTTCGGTATTTATTTGTATATTTTCGGCTTGCAAGTTGAAATTTTTTGCTGCATGAATATTAACATTGTTATCTGCATGTAAGTTCAAATCACCCTGTGTTCTAATGTTTACTGAATTAGTTGAATATATGTCTACTGTACCTTCTTTACCTAATTCGATATAACTTTGACCATTCGAATGCAGTATCATCAATGTTTGGCCATCATCGCTCATCAATATTTGATGCCCCAAACTTGTACGAATTCTAACTAAATTATCACGACCTATTATATCTCCGTCGTCCATAATTATAGTATGTCCACCTCTTCTAGAAACAACACGAAGTTGATTGTTTTTTTCAGAACTTAAATTATTGACTATAGATTTATCGTCATACCCGCCTTCATATATGGGTCTGCCTGGCGTGCTTACACCCCAACCTACTCTACTAGGTGTTTCACGCTGCGAACTAGTACTAATAGGACCGCGAATAGGGTCTCGTAAAATTCCCTGTTGAAACATGACAGCCGAAGTATAACTATGAACAGGCTTTGCTGCGGTCAAATAATCGGGAGTATCTACTATAGCCTTGTTGTTTTTGTTTATATTAGTAACAGGCAGTCTTATAGAACCACCATAACTTTGTGCTTCACCTTTGTTAGGTACTACATTATCAGTTGCACCAATAGCAGGAACCATTTGCAGTGCGTCAGGGTCAGGCACACAGCCTATATAAAACCCATAGTTTAAATCTCCGTTTACAAACAAGCACAACACTGTAGTGCCTATGTCAGGTGGAGCCATCCACATTCCATAACTACTTGGATTGTTTTTGAAGTTACCATAGTTGTCTTTGGCCCCGTCACCTCTTGTTGAACCAAAAAACGGTGTAAGCATTTTTACAGGTCGCCAGTTTTCGCGGTTATCAGGATCTAACCCGCTGTTATTTGCCAAATATACAAATATTCTACCTGCACGGGTAGGGTCTATGTTGTCTTTAACAACACCCAATAATGGAACCATTTGCGGATTAGCGTCCATTCCGCCTGGTTTACTTCTATTTGTAGGTCCATTAGGTTTGATTATGTCTTCTGCCATAAATTTTCTCTATTTAACCAGACGGCGGTCTTAGCCTTGCACTAGGCCCTCTAGCACCACTTGGAGCAGACGGTACAGTTTCCCTGCCCTCATCTGTTCTGCCTGCTGGACTAGGTGCAGGACTGGGCTGAGAATCATCTGCTGCAACACCTCTCTTTGTCTGCGGTGAGGGGTTACCTACTGTGTTGTTTACTGCCTGTGTTCCTACCGGGCTTGTTGTTTTAGGTGGATTAACTTGTGGATCTGCTTTACTGCCTTGATTGTTGTCAGTAGAGTTATTGTTGTTACCTGGAGCGTTAGCGCCGCTGCTACCCGTAATTTCTCTTGCTTGTTGATTACTCTCATCTTTTGCCCAAGACGCTGCCCCATTTAATTCTAATGTCATAGTAAATTTTCCCTGTGCAAATGCTGCATTAACCATATTTACTTGATATACAATACCTTTAGCAATATCTTGTACATGTTTTGGGTATGGATAAAACTGTATGCTATCGTTTATTTCTTTTAATCCCATACTATGTACATAATCAACTGCTTCTTTTAATATGACTTCTATGAAAACCTGTCCTCCATGTGCGCTAGCAGTAAACCTGCTAGTATCATAAAATTTTTCATATAGTTGACTTATATTCGTTACTTGGTCTTTTACTAAAAAGTCAGGGTCTCCCAAAATTACTATTTTTCCTGTAGCGTATGCACTAGGATCATTTAGAGCAGTAATTACTCCTGCTTGTGCTTCGTTGCCCAAATTAGACACTGCTGTTTTGTCGCCGCCGCTTAAAACGCCCGGTGCAGTAGAAGTTTGTCCCGCATTAGAACCCGGTTTTTCTGCTATTGGTGCAGTGCCGGGTATATTACTTATTACTGTATTAAAATATCCCGTATTAAATGTCAACGAGAAATCTATAACTTCTGTATTTTTTCCCGTCAAGTAATATTCATAATACTTGTGCGGTCCATAGTACTTTGACAAATTAGAAACATATGGTGTTGAGATTGATACAATCTCATAGGGAGTTATAATAAATGTAGTAGTATATGCCCAGTCGTTTGTTTTACTATCCCAGGCTATATCAGAAATTTTAGCACTTACTGTAAACCATGATAGTTTTTGAGGACTATTATTAGGCAATTGTTGAACATTTTTGTTGTTGGGTTGTAAAGTATTAGTTAGCACCGTATTAAGCGCATTAGTCATAAAAGTGCTGCGTTGTATTATTTGCGTTATTGCTTGTATTATACCAGTATCATTAGTAAATGACATTTCTCTAGCATTAAAATTTGGTTTTTCTTTCAAGCCCGTACTGTCAGTTACCTCAGTAGCATTTTTTGCAGCACTACCGGGAAACTTAATCTTATCAATGTCGCTTTGCAATACCATGCTTGCATTTGCTATTAATTCTTCTGCACCAGGAGCAAATTCAACAAGAAATTTGTTAGGTATTTCTCTAGTTTTTGGATTAGTGTTTGTCTGTGCTATTTGCTCATTATTTAATTTAGTCAACAAACCATCAGGTCCATTTAGCATTTCTTTAACTGTGCTTCCTACAACTCTAGCACCTGTTGTTATTCTTCCCCGTTTAGTACCCAACATAGTCATGGCTCCGGGGCTTGCAAATTCTAAATTATAAGTTGTCCCCTTGCCCGTCAATTGAAACCTTAGACTTACTAGTGATAAATCATAAAATGTTTCAAATAATGCTTCAGTACCATTTTCAGGATCTAATGCTTCTCCGTTGATAGTATCTGTTCCTTTTATTAAATTGCCATTTATGTCATATCCATAAAATCTTATACCTAATACAAAGAACTGTCTAAGTGCATTTGTGCTATCCTGAAATCCAGTGGCTTTACTATACTCTTGCAAAGAAGATAAACATCTTTTTAAATTTGCCAAAAAACTAAAACCATATGGTTCTACTATGGTCATTTTACCTGTACCAACAAACGCGGATGTTTGTAATTCTTTCTGGCTTGTAGCAACCTTTACTTCAAAATTTTCTATATAATAATCTAATTCAAAACCCGGAGCCCTTGATTGTGTTTTATTGTTGATTCCGCCCGATTGTGCTATCAAATATGCACCTAATTTTTCTGCTCTTTGAGAAGACACTTCGTTTAATGGCTGTGCAGATTTTAAAATATCTATATTTCGTCTGCCTGATAATATAAACGCTTCATAAGCATCGGGTGTTACCTGATACAAGGACAAGTTATATACATAACTGGCTAATTTGGATAAAGGATTATATGTTCTTCTTCCCGGTAAATCTTTATTTGAATTAACATTAGGACCCGTAGCACCGGCTGCGTTAACTGGACCAGTGGCTCCAACTGGTCCTGTATCGTCATTTACAGCATTATTGTTATTCATTTATTATATACCTAATACTTGTTTTAATGTATCTAATTTAGGGATATAAATTTCAGTACCTGTTTTAAATTCAAAATAAGGATCTGCCCCTAATGTATTTGGATTTCTGGCTGCAAATACCCACCAAAGTCTACTATCATTATATAGGTCATATGCTAACATATCTGGTCTATATTCATAGACTGCTGGTATAGTATATAAAACATCGCTGGGTTGTTTTGGTATAGGCCTGTTTGCCAGAAAATCTAAAAATTTGCCATTAAACACACTAGTATCATAGTAGGGACTAGTTGTAGGATAAATGTTGTTCACTGCCATTACCAAATACCTCCACCTTTGTTGTTGATTCCTCTGAGTAAATTGCCTTGTGCATAATCTTTAAGACTAAATCTATTACTAATGTCATATCTACTTACTATTGGAACACAGGATATACTTAACTGTATATTGGTAGGTACATAAGTAGGTTCATCTGTGCCCGGAGGTACCAAACTATTAAATCCGCCATTGCCACCAAACAACGGCGTTGACAGTCCCCCGCCGGGAGAAAGTGCTTGTTCGAATCCATTTCCAATCTTTGCAAATCCCTGTTGCAATCTAGAAGCCTGTGTGCTTCCGGCTGATGTATTTTGTACGACCGGATTAGGTTTTTCAGGTGCCTGCATACTGCTAGAACTACGATTAACTCCAGGATTGCTGGTTGATTGTCCTGCTCTTATATAATCTACCCCGTCAGGTAAACTTAAAGTAAAGTTTGATACTGCTAATGGATGCGCATTGAATTGAAATTGCCCATATCCAAATAGATATACTAATGGGGGCGGTGTTCCTGCTTTAGGATTTTCGTCTTGTCCATAAAACATTTTTGTCAATGACCTAAAGAAGTGTATAACTGCTAACAAATAATTAGCCTCATATGTATCTTGTGCCGTAAAATCGCAAGTTATCTGTATGTTGTCTACGCTGCTGTTTAAGTATTGATTTATTTTAAAGTTAGAATGTGCCAATGCCGTAGTATCGTAATTTGCTGCATAACTGACTTGTACAGTGGGAGTATAGGGAAAAATTACTCCTTTGGTAACTTTAAGTGGTGCTAATATACCGGGATCGTCTGCCATATACAAATAATTTGCACCTGGACTCAAACTTAATCTAACTCTCCAATCTTTTTTATCTTCAAAATTGGTAGTGTCTTTGAGTGCAGCCTGACTTCGTGCGCTAGTAAGCCCTGATGTGGTGTTGTTGGGCCCTGCACTTGGGTTAGTAGCGGGAGGACTGGTAGCACCAGTAACACCGGTGGATCCGGTTGCGCCAGTAGCACCGGTTGCGCCAGTAGCACCGGTAGGCGGCAGAGTAATTCTTCTAGAGCATCTGTTTTGTGCCTCAACATTTTGAGAAATGGCAGTACCGACACTTGATGCAAATGCACTGATTTGTGTGTTCAGTGAAGTTAAATTTGCCTTTTTTGCTTCTGCTGCTAACTCATTTAATTTGGCTAGTAATACATTCAAGCCTTCTCTAGTTGAGGTAAATGCTGCATCTGCTTCTTTTTTAAATCCCCTAGCGCATCTATCTTCGGCTATTTCGGTTTGTTTGGTTAAAGCCTGAAATTCGTTGGCATATCCTGTAAATCTTGCTTGAATTTGTGATTCGGTGACTCTTATTTTATCAAATCTAACAAGATTTCCCAATGCCGATAATTGTTTATTTAAATCATCTAAATTGTCTTGCAAATCACCATATGGCGTACTACTGATAAATGCAGTTCTATATGCCGCCCTAATGTTACTTTGATTATTTTCAATGTATGTTTCTAGTTGCCCTTTAATAGTTTGCAAAGCACTAAAATTTTGGCTAATTAAATTATTTGCTTCTGCTTTTGATATGGCTCCTCTTGCAACGGCATTCTGCAATGCTTTAATGGCTGTTACTAACTTGCCATATTTGTTCAAAAATGCTTGTATTTCTTGTTGTGGGGTAGACATATTTTTTGGTTACTATTTAAAACAATAAATAAGACATAGTATTTATCGCCGCAAAACACCCGTAAATTCATTATTTTATCTTGACAGTTCAGCGGTGTTGCTGTATCATTTTTACAACATTATAACAAGAGGAACTATGTCTATAGCGAAAAAACCTGTTAATTATTTAAACAATAAAGATATTCTAAAAGAGATACATTCTAGCAAAACAAGTTATTGCTGTTTTAGTCGCCAAGAGTATCATCAATATGATCTAATAATAGATATGCCACAAAGTCCATTAGAAAAATCATTAGATCAACTATCAAAACCAAAAAATATAAAAGCCGCTAGAGAAGCAAGGGCAGCAAGAATACTCACCGAAACGGGAAACGAAGTCAAAATAAAGGATATACCCGTAACCGATCTAGTATTTCGTGTTATGACATGGGACCATATCCCGGTAAGTCAAAAGCAACCAAAAAAGCAAACTAAAAAGAAAACGGCTAAAGATATTTTAGATTTTGAAGACACCGATAATGAATCGTTGTTCGAAGATTTAGAAGATGAAAATACCGTTGACGATGTAGATGACATGGTTCATGTCAAAGTCAATTTTCCCCCATTCCAACATTATAAGTTAGATGAAAATAACAGTGCCATATGTGTGGGCAAGAGTCACTGGAAGGGAGGGGTAAAGACTGGTCATTTCAGTAAAGACCATGGAAAAATCACAGACAAGTTAGCAAAAATGTACATGATGCTTTGCGAAAAGTACGCTATGAAATTCAATTGGCGCGGATATACTTACAACGACGAAATGCGAAACAGCGCCATACTTCAATTGACCTATGTTGGTTTGCGTTTTAACGAAGCAAAAAGTGCTAACCCATTCGCATATTACACAGCCGCTATCACAAATAGTTTTTGCCGTGTGTTGAATACTGAAAAGCGTAATCAAAATATTCGTGATGACATTCTTGAAATACATGGATTGAATCCAAGTTACACTAGACAAATGCGTGATGCGAAATTTGATTCATATGAAGAATGACCGTTATATTTGAATGATAAAATAAATTGTGTAAAATATACAAATGACTAACTTATTCAAGAAGGCAGCGTGCCTAACAGACATACACTTTGGTTTAAAGAGCAACAGCATAGAACACAATCAAGATTGTTCAGATTTTGTCGACTGGTTCATTGCTACTGCTAAAAAAGAAAACTGTGAAACTTGTTTTTTCTTGGGCGATTACAATCACCATAGAGCAAGTATCAATATTCAGACTATGCAGTTTGGTCTACGAGCATTAGAAAAACTAAACGATGCTTTTGATAGAGTTTATTTCATTCCAGGCAATCATGACCTTTATTATCGTGATCGTCGTGATATACACAGTGTTGAGTGGGCGAAGCATTTACCAAATGTACATATAGTCAATGACTTTTTCACTGAGGGCGATGTCGTTATCTCGCCGTGGTTAGTGGGTGAAGATTACAAAAAGTTATCAAAGATGAAAGGCAAGTATTTGTTCAGCCATCTTGAGTTACCCAGATTCTTCATGAACGCTATGGTTGAAATGCCTGATTTAGGTGAAATCAACGACGAGCATTTGAGTGGTTTTGAAAAAGTTTTTTCAGGACACTTTCATAAAAGACAAGCACGAAAAAACATTTGGTATATGGGAAATTGCTTCCCGCACAATTATGCAGATGCGGGTGATGATGCTAGAGGCATGATGATATTAGAGTGGGGAGAAGATCCATTGTTCATATCATGGCCTAAACAACCTGTATTTCGTGTATACAAATTAAGTGACATTCTTGAAAACCCAGATGGAATGTTGTTGCCCCGTAGTAGTGTTCGTGTTCATTTAGACATTGATATCAGTTATGAAGAGGCAAATTTCATAAAAGAAACACTGGTTCCAAAACATCAATTACGAGAAATGGCATTGATACCTATGAAGTTAGATCAACATGCAATCGATCTTGCTCCCGGCGAGTTGAAGTTTGAGAGCGTTGACCAAATAATAACGGACCAAATAACAAAAATTGAAAGTCAGTTTTACGATAATAAATTACTACTAGAGACTTATAGAAAACTATGATTATATTGAAGAACATAACATTGCGTAACTTCCTAAGCATAGGTCAAGTCACACAAGCAGTAGATTTTGACAGTAAAGAACTAACACTTATACTAGGTGAAAATCTTGACTTAGGTGGTGACGGTGCACGAAATGGTACTGGTAAGACTACATTAATTCAGGGATTGAGTTATGTGTTGTTTGGAACTCCAATCAACAGCATTCGTAAAGATAATTTAATCAACCGCACTAACGGTAAGGGCATGATGGTTACGCTAGATTTTAGTGTAAATGGTGTTGACTATAAAATTGAAAGGGGTCGAAAGCCAAATATTTTAAAATTCTATGTCAATAATCAAGAAACTGAACATGTAAATGATGCTCAGGGTGAAAACAAAGAGACACAGATTCATATCGAAAAATCAATAAACATGACATCTGACATGTTTAAACATATTGTTGCATTGAACACATATAGTGAGCCGTTTTTGGCTATGAAGGCCAACGACCAGCGTAATGTTATAGAACAGTTGCTTGGTATTACATTGCTTAGTGAAAAAGCAGAATCATTAAAAGAGCAAATAAAAATTACTAAGGACAAAATAACAGAAGAAGAATACAAAAACAAGGCTATTGAAGAGGCTAATAAAAGAATTCAAGAGCAGATTGATAGTTTAAAGCGTAGAGCAAAGATTTGGGATGCCAAATACAATGAAGATTTAACTAAGTTAAAAAATGACCTTGAAGATTTACAAAAATTGGACATAGAAGCCGAACTTCAAGGTCATAAGGATTTGGCTCTATATAATCAAAAGAAAAAAGATATCGCAGACATTGACAAGGCTATTGCCAGAGACGAAGCAGATGTAGAGCGTGAAGAAAAGGCATTGAAAAAAGCAAAGGTAGAGTTGTCTACATTGCAGGAACATAAGTGTCATACCTGCGGTCAAGAAATTCATGACCATCAACATGTTTCTTTGTTAAAAGAAAGAGAAAAGTTTGTTAAAGAAACAACAAAAAACATTGAGACACTCAATATTAGTCTGGCAACTTATCATCAAGCCAAAACTGAGTTAGGTCCTATAGGCAAGCAACCAAAGTTGTTTTATGACACTGAACAAGAAGCATTTCAGCACCGTAGTTTGGTAAGTACTTTGGTAGAAAAAATTGCTGAAAAAGAAAAAGATTTAAACCCATATACTGACCAAATCACAGATATGGAAAATCAAGCATTACAAATCGTAAGTTTTGACAAAATAAACGAATATACGAGAGTTGCAGAACATCAGAAGTTTTTGCTTGATTTATTAACAAACAAAGACAGTTTTGTACGAAAGAAAATTATTGACCAAAATCTCAGTTATCTCAACGCAAGGCTCACACACTACTTGGATAAGATAGGTCTTCCTCACCAGGTTGTTTTCCTGAACGACTTATCGGTTGAGATAACTGAACTAGGCCGTGAACTCGACTTTGATAATTTAAGTCGTGGTGAACGAAACCGTTTGATATTGGGTCTGAGTTTTGCTTTCCGTGATGTATGGGAAAGTCTATATACACCAATCAACACATTGTTTATTGACGAACTTATCGATAGCGGTTTAGATACTATGGGTGTTGAAAATAGTATAGCGATATTGAAAGATATGAGCCGTAATCGCAACAAGAGTGTTTGGTTAGTGAGTCACAGAGAAGAACTTGCGGGTCGTGTGCCTAGTGTTCTTAAGGTTATAAAAGAAAATGGGTTTACTACATACAACACAGCCAGAGACTTGAATTAATTTTAAACAACAGCTAAAAGAGATAAATTAGAGTATGCCTAATCCACAAAAACAAAAGGGAAATAGTTTTGAGCGCGAAGTAGCCATATACCTTAGTAAACTCTATGGTGAAAGTTTTATTCGTGCTCCGGGCTCTGGTGCGTATGTGGGCGGCAAGAACCAGCAGCGAACTCAAATTTTACATGAAGGGCAGATACGCAGTTTCAAAGGTGATATCGTGCCCGGACAAAGTTTTAGCAAAATGAATGCTGAGTGTAAGAGTTATTCCGATTTTCCATTTCATCAAGTATTGACAGGAGACTGTAAAACATTAGATGCATGGCTTGACCAAATGATGGCTGTTGCAGAAGAAAACGACTTAAATATTCTTTTCATGAAGTTTAATAGAAAAGGCCGTTTTGTCTGTGTGCCAACAAATCTTACATGGATAACAGATAGATTTTTATATTATACTAGTGCAAAATACAAAGACTGGATTATAATTGAATGGGAACATTTTTTTAAATTAAACAAAGACCTTCTTAAAGCATATTGCAGTAATACAGACACCAAGTCAAATAAAATAGAATTAAACACTTTAGGGTAATAACAATTCGTCTGATAGGAAAGTCCTATCCTCCTTGAGCAAGCCTGTGTAGACAGTCGCCTGCAGATCTGGAGTATTGGATGCATATAGAAATATGTGTATCGAACACCGAGAGGGCTCTCGTTTGTGCGAACCCTCAATGAGTACATATCTTATTACGCTTTGCGGATATGTAACATGCGTTGCTGGGATATTATCCCCATACTACAGTCCATAAACTTTACAGGGCAACCGGTGGCGTATAGTGTCAATAGTAGGCGACTATACGGGAAGAAGCGTCACGGATGACGGGCAGGCAAGTCCAAACTGTGGTAGTGCTGAATAGCACTACCATGGCTTCAGAGCGGCAAGTGTTTCGAAAAGATTATCATTAAAACAAGCCCATTAAATCTATAAGACCGTAAATTTTAAATAAAACTACTGGACGAGCGATAGCGAGTACAGAGTTGGCCCCTGGCCAACTGACAATTAAACGAAAGGAATACCCGAACTTTTTGTAGTCTCTAGATTCTTTTCTACTATCTTGTTTATTTCTTCTCTTTCCATGGAACTCATATTCAGAACATCGGTATATGAGACACTACCTCTCATATACCAGGCTAACCTAAGGCACGATGCCTTTATTTCTATAACTTCTTTGTCGTATGTATCTAATAGCTTCTTGATTTTTTCTGGTTTTAACGCAAGAAGCATTAACCGAAAAAATCGCTAGGGTTCAATGTAAGTTTTTGTTCGAATTGATGATTGCAATTAGTGCAAGTGATTTGCATTGGCTTTATTTCAGATTTTGCCTTTAAGTCGGTACTATAATCTCTGATAGCAATATATGTATTTTTATCACAGTTCGACAAAAAGTCTAGAATGTATTCTGAATTTGTTACTACATGCGTAGGTGTTTTGATGTATTCTATGCCTTTTGCTACTATTTGCATTGTAAGTTCAGTGATTGCTTTTAACGCATCTTGACTGACTTTCATTATCTCTTCTTTAGATGATGCTTCTGAGATTTTAGCAACTGACTTACTTACTTCAAATTGTGTTAATGCTGCTTGGTTGATTTCTAAAAACTTGATTGGTTTAAACTTTATCAACAAGTCATTTAGTGCCAATTCTTCGTTATAATTGCCGCTAGACAAATTTGCAAGCAATGCAGGTATATCTATTTTGTACTCATCTTGATTTTCACATTTTTCGCAAGTAGTTTGAACATCAAGTTTTCCATCACCTGATGCTGCTCTAATAGACAACAACACAGTATCTAAGTCTAAAGCACTGATGTGCCATGGGTTTTTTATATTAGGTATGCAACTTTTGATAATTTCTACAACGGCTGCTCCATTATATAAACCATCTGGTGTTCTGCTTGTTATTTCATCTATAGCGGTCATAGGATAAACAGGTAGTTCTCCGTTTTCTGGCATTTCTAATGAGCCTTCAGGGTAATCAAGACCTTTGCTAGGTAATCTTATATAAACTGCCGGTCTACGAAAATACTGCTTTAGTGGGTTATTGTCCATTATATTATCCTCTTTGTTGGCTCTTATTTTTTGGTACTAAATACAAGATATATTTATCGGTCAAAAACCATGAGTTACAAAAATTAAGGTTAAAAGATGAATGAACAAGAACTAAACCAATTTTTAAGATTTATAAATCTTTCAAATGAAGAACTGAAAGATTTTACCGAATCATTAAGCACCTTAAATACCTCTTTATTTCGTATTGCAAGATCTACCAATGATACAACAGATGCTAATCGTAGAACTATCAATACACTTAGAGACAGACAACGGGCTGAAACAGATAACACTACTGCAACACAAAGATCTACCCAAGTAACAAGAGAAAATGCTCATGTTGTTCAGGCTTTAACTGAAGCACAACATGAATTAGCACAAGGAAGTAAAGCCCTTAAAGATGCAATGGGGCAATTGGGTAGCAATATGTTAGACTTATCTGGTATATTGCTTGATACCATTAACAATACTTCGGGTCAAATGAGCAAGTACGGTAATGCAGTTGGAAAGGCCGGCGATTTGGCATATGATTTAGGTAAAAATTTCGGAGTATTAGGCACAGTGATGGGTGGAATTGTCAAGGGCATGACAATTTATATGCAAAAACAAGCGGAGTTTATTGACAATAGTTTAAAAGCAAATGATTCATTAAGTCAGATTGGCGCAAGTGCTACTATGACTACCGACAAGTTGCAGGACTTAGTTAATGCATCAGGCAGAACAATGGCAGAATTTGACAATATACTAAAACCAATGCGTAGTGCAGGTGCAGCACTGCAGGGTTTAGGCGGTGATGCTGCTAGAGGTGCTGAAAACTTCATAAAAATGACTAATGTGGGCGAAAAGGTCCGTAGTCAATATAGAAGTTTGGGCATAAGTTTTGAAGAATTGACACAACACCAGGGTGACTTTTTAGCATTACAAAGAATGTCGGGTAGAGCATTTACACAGCAAGAAATAGATTCGGGTAAGGTTAGAAAAGAATCATTAAGATATGTTGATACATTGCAAGAATTATCAAGATTGACAGGTGAAAATGTAGATTCTGTCAAGAAACAACTTGAGCAAGCAGCCAACACAATACAAGCACAAGTTATTAATAATGATTTGCTCAATAAGGAACGAAATTTAAGAGCGCAACTCAATCAAGCAACAAACGAACAAGAAAGAAAAACTATTCAAGCACAACTTGAACTTGTAGAAAGACAGAAAACAGAATTTAATCAAGTGGGAGAAGTATTAGTAGCCATAGGTAAAGCAGATGTGGCTGGGTCATTCCAAACATTCTTAGAAAGCGGTAAAATGTCTCAGGAATTAGCAGAGCAATTTACTAATTTGGGAATTGATATGGATAAGTACCACAAACAGTTTCAAAGCGGTACTTTTAATACAGAAGAATTTGCAAGAGAATATCAGGCTAGATTAAACCAAAGAGTGCAGGAGATGAAAGACCCTATTACCGGGTCATTTGAAAATGCACAACAAGTCGCTAAAATGTTGGGTATTACAGGTGATAGCCTGACTAAACTAAACGCTATGCTGGCTAGTGGCGAAGACATAGGCACTGTATTAAAGAAAATCAAAACTGAAACTCAAGAAGCAAAAGATGCACCCGATAGATTTGAAGACGCAAGAAATGCCGCACTTGAAAAAGAAATAGAAACTAGAGTTAAATTCGAACAAGATTTAAAACAAAATATACAAGGTGCATTAGATAAATGGCCACAGTTAGCAACTGCTACGGATAAACTATACAAAGCATTTGACGCATTAGTTGGTATTATGCCAATGGTGTTAGGTGCATTGGTTGTAGTAGCAGGAATTAAGACTCTTGGTGCAATAGCAGGCGGTGTAATGGGTGCAGTAAGAGGCGCTAGAGCAGTAGGTAGATTTGCAAGTAGATTGAGAGGTCGCGGACCAATACCTCCCGGAGGTGGTGGCGAAGGCGGAGGCGCACCCCCAAATATTCCTCCTCCCGGTGGTCCTCCCGGTGGTCCTATTGCAGGATTTGCCGGTAGAATGGGAGGTGCAAGCAGAGCATTGGGTATGTTTGGTAGAATGATGCCAGGTGTTGGTACAGTTATGTCGGGTATGGATCTAGTAAGAAACCTACGAGCAGGGAATTTTGGCGGCGCTGCACTAGATGCTTTGGGTATGGGATTAGGTATGATACCGGGAGGCGGCGCACTACGAACTGGTTTAGGTATGGGAATATCAGCATTGTCGGGCAGTACAGGAACAGCCGCATCTAATTTACCTACTGCTTTAGTATCTGCCGTCAAAGAAGGAACTAAACCAGAATTATTGGTTGATCAATTAAAAAATAATCAAGAAGTTTCAACTACTGAAAATCAGGAAATTAATAAAACCAATCTAAAAACATTAGATTTGATGGATAGATTAGTAAAAATTACAAGTGATCATACTAAATTCTTAGAAAAATTGGGCGATTCTATGATTATCAATCTATCGGGTGGCGGCGGAGCTAGCGGAGCAGCCGGCGTTATGCCCGGCGGTGGGGGAACAGGCACTAGTCCGTTGGCAAGATCTGGGGTAGGCGGTGCAATAGGTCAACTATTAACTACACTTGGTAATTCTGTGATGTCCGTTTTTGGTGGCGGTACAACTGAACCTACTGCCCCTGCAATTGGAGGTATGGCATCTGTCACAGGCAAAAATGCAGGAGGTCAAGGCGGAGTTATAACAAAGGTTGTAGACGCGGGTCCTGGTTATACTGTAGTACAAACAAGTGACGGAAAAACACAGACACGAAAAGGTGCAAGAAACTGGAGAAACAACAATCCAGGTAATCTTGAATATGGCAATTTCGCAAAAAGAAGAGGGGCTATTGGACATGATGGCAGATTTGCAGTATTCCCTACATATGAAATGGGAGCAAGAGCAAAAGAAGATTTACTGTTTGGCCCTAGTTATGCCAATCTTACTATAGCACAAGCAATATCTAGATATGCTCCACCAAATGAAAATGCAACAAAAAGATATATCGATGCTGTAGTGCAAGCAACACAAACAAGTCCGTTTACTGTGCTTGGTTCATTGAATATGGCACAAAGACAAGCATTAGTATCTACTATTACAAAAGTAGAAGGATTTAAACCGGGGCAAGTTATTGAGGCAAAAACAGGTGGACTTGCATCAGGGCCTAGTACCGGATATCCTGCGTTGCTTCACGGAACTGAAATGGTTGTTCCATTAGATCCTAATAGCATACTAGCAGAACTAGGTAAAAAGTCTACAGAAGAAGTAGTAGCACAGTTGGCTTCGGCTGATAAAACAGCAGAAACAAAGCAAATTCAAAACGATATAGTGAATATCAATAAGAACTTAATGGAAATGTTATCAAACAAGTTGGATAATGTAATCAATAAATTGGATACAGGAAACGACACACAAAGCAAATTGTTGCGTTATGCGCGTGCCTAATAAATAACACTATGACCTATAAAAGAAAATTCGTAAACAAATCCGGCTTTAGTAGTCCAATCAGCGGTGCAAATAGTAATACGGGCTCATGGAATTCGGGTGCAAAAAGTAATATAAATGGCGGATATAACAACGCAGAATGGGGATATAAGAACTACATGAGTAGACTTCCTGAAGTCTACACGGGTCACCCAAATAGAATAGAACGATATAATCAATATGAAATGATGGATGTTGATGCTGAAATCAATGCTTGCTTAGATATCATTTCAGAATTTAGTACACAAAAGAACGAACATAATGGTACACCTTTTAGTATCAATTTTAAGGAAAAACCGACCCCGCATGAACTTCAGATATTAAAAACACAGTTACAACAATGGTGTAAATTAAATGAATTTGACCAAAGAATGTTCAAGATATTCCGTAATGTAATCAAGTACGGAGATCAAGTATTTGTACGCGACCCAGAAAATTTCAAATTATATTGGGTCGATATGGTCAAAGTTATCAAAGTCATTGTCAATGAAAGTGAAGGTAAAAAGCCTGAACAATATGTAATCAAAGACATAAACATCAATCTACAAGATTTAACAGTAGCACAGAAAACAAACACTGACTTTGCTGCAAATCCTGCTACTGGACTCGGTGGTACCGGCGGCGGCACTAACACTCCTTATACTGTTCCTGCTATGCCATATAATACATCGGGTAGCAGATTTACACTTGGTCAAAGTGAAAGTGCAATCGATGCTAAACACATTTTACATATAAGTTTGACTGAAGGACTTGATAGATTTTGGCCATTTGGACAAAGCATATTAGAAAATGTTTTCAAAGTTTATAAACAAAAAGAATTATTAGAAGACGCTGTATTGATATACCGTGTACAAAGAGCGCCTGAGCGCAGACTATTCAAAATTGATGTCGGCAACATGCCAAGTCATATGGCTATGGCATTCGTAGAGCGCATCAAAAATGAAATACACCAACGCAGAATTCCATCAGTTTATGGCGGTCAATCAATAGTAGATGCTACATATAATCCACTTTCAATGAACGAAGATTATTTCTTCCCTGTTACAGCAGATGGAAGAGGCTCAAGTGTAGAAGTCATGCAAGGTGGACAAAATTTGGGTGAAATTGATGACTTGCGTTACTTTAACAATAGATTAGCAAGAGGGTTGCGTGTACCAAGTAGTTACTTGCCAACAGGACCTGATGACAGCGATAGACCACTTAGTGACGGTCGTGTAGGAACAGCACTAATTCAAGAATATCGTTTCAATCAATATTGTCAAAGACTACAAAACTATATGTCTTTGATTTTGGATCAAGAGTTTAAATTGTTCATGCGCTGGAGAGGATTCAATATTGATAGTGGATTATACTCACTAGAATTTAACCCACCGCAGAACTTTGCTGCTTACCGTCAAAGCGAACTTGATAATGCAAGAGTATCAACCTATCAAACAATGGAACAGTTCCCTTATATCAGCAAAAGATTTGCTATGGAAAGATTTTTAGGACTTACTGAAGAAGAAATCAGTAAAAACGAAAAACTATGGCGCGAAGAAAACGGTAAAGAAGTTATTGAGGCTGCTAAGGGATCAGATTTGCGTAGCGTAGGTGTAAGTCCAGGTGATATAGAAACTGATGAAAATACGGGTGAAGAAATGACTGAACCACCTGAAGATTTAGAGGCTCCGCCTGAAGTTGCGGGACCGGTCACACCTAGCCCAGCCGGTGCAGCACCACCATCCGCAGCACCAGCAGGTGGACCCGCCGCTACTCCGGGAAGTCCGCCGGCATAAGATAAATAAAAGTATGAACTTATACGAAATGTTTAATCCTCCAGTTGGTGGTTATCAAGATGTCAATCAAGATAACAGCAAACCAGTATGGCGCACTAGTCGCAAAACTAAACTAACATTATCTCAGATACGCAAACTAAGAAAAATGCTTGATGTTAGGAATTTTGAGACTAAAGAATACCTCAAAAAAGTCAAAGAACAGTACGGAAAACCCCCTCAACCTACGGTTTAACCTCAAAAATGTAAAAAAATCGTACTTATTGTGCATTTTATTTGTCTTGTTTATAAATATCTCTACAAAGCCATTTATATCCAGGAGAAAATAAAATGGAACACAACAAGTATCAAAAACTTATCGACCTAATCATAAATGAACAGGAAGATAAAGCAAACGAATTATTTCACGAAATCGTAGTAGAAAAGTCAAGACAAATCTATGAGTCAATCATGGATGAAGAAATGATGAACGATATGGACGAAACTGATATGGTAGGTGAGGTCGGTGACCTCATGGACGAAATCTCAGCAGAAGAGTCCGGAGATGTTGTCGAAGCCGAAGAAGACATCGCATTAGCCTCTGATGATATGGGCGACGAAATGGTAGATGTTGATGTCGAAGATGATGCAGACATGGACATGGACATGGACATGGATGCTGATATGTCAGATGACATGACTGGCGGCGAAGTTGACAAGGGCGATTTAGCCAGCATCAAAGACAAACTAGACGAATTGATGGCTGAATTTGAAGAAATTATGGGCGCCGATAGTGATGCCGAAGACATGGAAGACATGGAAGACGATGCTGAAGACATGGCCGACGATGAAGAGGACATGGAAGATGACATGGAAGACATGGAAGACGATGCTGAAGACATGGCCGATGATGAAGAGGACATGGAAGATGAAGAGTCACTAGCAGAAGCAGTTCAACTACAAAAGGTTCCAGGTCTATATAACAGCAAAATTGGCGGCGATGATGGCGCAAACAAGAGAAGCGTAGTTGCAGCAAATTCAGGTGCAAGAGGAATGGGCAGCAAGCCAGTAAAATTTGCAGGTGATCATGAGACTGTACCAAACGGTCCAAAAGCACCAAGCAATTATGGTACTAAGGGCGAAAAAGAAGTTCCAGGTGCAGGATCATTTGGTAATGCACCAGGGCAAAAGGGCAAGAAGTTGTCAGCAGCACCAAAGCCAGTGACATCACAGGCTTCGGGAGTTAACAACAAAAGCCCAGTGAGCAAGGGCTAATAGGGAGTAACTTGGAGCAATGGCTTTGTATCTAAGAGAACACCTAACATTCGATAGGGCAAGCATGGTTGTCGAATCCGTTAAGGAAGGCAACGACGAGTTAAAGACCCTCTATATGAAGGGCATCTTTATTCAGGGCGGGGTAAAAAATGCAAACGAGCGTGTTTACCCCGTTTCTGAAATTGAAAACGCAGTCGAATCGTTAAACAAACAGATACAAGAAGGATACTCAGTATTAGGAGAAGTCGATCACCCAGATGATTTAAAAATCAATCTTGACCGTGTAAGCCACATGATTACAAATATGTGGATGGATGGTGCAAATGGGTTCGGCAAACTAAAGATTTTACCTACTCCAATGGGTCAGTTAGTAAAAACTATGTTGGAGAGTGGTGTGAAACTAGGCGTTTCAAGTCGTGGATCAGGTAATGTAAACGACATGGACGGCAAAGTAAGTGATTTTGAAATAATCACAGTTGATATCGTTGCACAACCAAGCGCACCTAACGCATATCCAAAAGCAATTTATGAAGGCCTCATGAATATGAAGCATGGACATAAACTTTTGGGAATCGCAAGGGACGCAAAGGGCAACAAACAGGTACAGAAATACTTGGCTGAGGAAGTAAAACGCCTCATCAAGGATTTAAAAATAAAATAAAGGGGATAACAGCATGCTGGATGCTATCAAACCATTACTAGAAAGTGGCTTAATAAATGAAGATGTCTCAAACGAACTAAACAAAGTTTGGGAATCAAAATTAACAGAAGCCAAAGATCAAGTCCGTGCTGAATTGCGCGAAGAATTCGCACAAAAGTACGAACATGATCGCACAGTTATGGTAGAAGCCCTTGACAAGATGGTAACAGAAAGCCTAACAAAAGAAATCAAAGAATTTAGTGAAGAAAGACAACTAATGAATGATGACCGTGTTAAGGCAAAATTGAAATTGCGTGAAAGCGCATCAAAATTCAACGATTTTATGGTCAAGAAATTGGCTGAAGAAATCCGCGAATTACGCAACGACCGCAAACTACAGATGGAAAATCAAGAAAAGCTAGAAAAGTTTATCATACATGCTCTTTCGAAAGAAATCAAAGAGTTCTATGTAGACAAGAAGGCTGTTGTTGAGGCTCGCGTCAAGTTAGTTGCAGAAGGTCGTAAGCAACTAGAAGCATTAAAATCTAAGTTTATTGCTGAAAGCGCAAAGCGTGTCAATAAGGCTGTGACATCTCAGTTAACGGGTGAACTATCACAACTTAAAGAAGATATAAAACAGGCTCGTGAAAATAACTTTGGTCGCAAGTTGTTCGAAGCATTTGCTAGCGAATACTCTGTAACTTATCTAAACGATAAGGCAGAGGCACGCAAACTAATGCAGGCAATAACAGCAAAGGAAAAAGCACTTGTCGAGGCTAACAATAAGCTTGAACAGGCCAAGAAGTTAGTCGAATCAAAGGATCGTGAAGTCCGCATTATTAAGGAATCAACTCAGCGTGGAAAAGAATTAGAAAAACTTCTTTCTCCGTTAAACAAAGAGAAGGCCGAAGTAATGAAGGCTTTACTAGAAAGCGTTCAAACCAAAGATTTGAAAAATGCTTTCGATAAATATTTACCAGCAGTTCTAAACAACGGCACACCTAACAAGACTAACAAAGTCAGGTTATCAGAAGGCGTTGTAAAAGAAGTAACTGGTGATAAACAAACTGCCAAAAGAGAAATTGAGGAAGATCCAGATGTCAGAGACAATGTGATTGACCTTAAGCGTCTGGCAGGGCTATAAGACATATATTAGGAGATACAAAAAATGTCAAATGTACTTTTAGAAAGCCGTTGGGATAAGACTAAAGATGCCCTACTAGAAGGCTTGAAGGGCACTCGTCGCTCAACAATGGGTGTTCTATTAGAGAACACTAAGAAGCAGTTACTTGCTGAAAGTTCAGCAGGAACTACAACTGCTGGTAATATCGCAACATTGAACCGTGTAATTCTACCGGTCATTCGTCGTGTTATGCCAACAGTTATCGCTAACGAACTAGTCGGCGTACAGCCAATGACTGGTCCAGTTGGTCAAATACACACCTTGCGTGTGCGCTATGCTCAGTCATTGACTGATAACTCAGCAGCAGCAACTTCTGTTACTGCTGGTGAAGAAGCATTGAGCCCATTCAAGATCGCTCAGGCATACTCTCGCGCACCATCAAATGCAACAAGCACAAATTACTACACTGGTAATGACACTGCTGCACTAGAAGGTAACGGTGGTAAGCAGATCAGCGTACAAATCTTGAGTCAGGCTGTTGAAGCCAAGAGTCGTAAGTTGCAGGCACGCTGGACTTTTGAAGCTGCTCAGGACGCACAGTCACAGCACGGTATCGATGTCGAAGCAGAAATCATGGCAGCACTTGCTCAGGAAATCACTGCTGAAATCGATCAGGAAATCTTGTTGTCATTGCGCACTCTAGCATCAACTGAGTTCACATACAACCAGGCAACTGTATCAGGTACAGCAACTTATGTTGGTGACGAACATGCTGCTCTAGCAGTTCTAATCAACCGTGTTGCAAACTTGATTGCACAGCGCACTCGTCGTGGCGCAGGTAACTGGGCTGTTGTTTCATCAGCATCACTAACTGTTCTACAGTCAGCAACAACTTCAGCATTCGCAAGAACAACTGAAGGCACATTCGAAGCTCCAACAAACACTAAGTTCGTTGGTACATTGAACGGTGCAATGCGCGTATTCGTTGACTCATATGCCCCAGATACACAGGCTGTACTAGTCGGTTATAAGGGTTCAAGTGAGACAGACGCAGCAGCATTCTACTGCCCATACATTCCATTGATGAGCAGTGGTGTTGTTCTAGACCCATCAACATTCGAACCAGTAGTAAGCTTTATGACCAGATATGGCTACATAGAGCTAACTAATACTGCTTCAAGTTTCGGCAATGCCGCAGACTATGTTGGGGAAATAGCCGTAAGTAATTTGACCTTTCAATAATAAGAATCATTCTTATTTGCGAATAGTCAAACGCAACGAGAAAGGGAACTTCGGTTCCCTTTCTTTTTGACTAAAATTTAGTGGAATGTTAAATTCAATACTAAATAACATCATGCTAACAAATAAATATTCCAAACTTTATCATACCATTACCAGTAATGCCAAACAACGCATAGTTGACGGATATACTGAGACACACCATATCATACCTCAGTCACTTGGTGGAAGTAATGACAAAGAGAATCTTGTTGAACTAACTGCTAGAGAACATTTTATCTGTCATTGGTTGCTTATAAAAATGACAGAAGGCGAAGATAGAAGCAAGATGCTATATGCATTAAATGGAATGAAAGCGGAAAATAGATATCAGCAAAGATATCATACCAAAATTACAGCAAGAGTATATGAAAAATACAGAATAGAACATTCTGAAAACCACAGCAAAGTAATGAAAGGAAAAACTCCGCCCAACAAAGGCAGAGCCATGAGTGAAGAACAAAAACAGAAACTTAGAATGATTGCTTTAAAAAGACCAAAACCATCAGCGGAAACTATAGCGAAAAGAACGGCTACTATTATCGGTACTAAACGCAGCGAAGAAACAAAAAACAAAATATCACTAGCATTAAAAGGTAAACCAAAAGGACCGCATTCTAAAGAACACAGACAATCAATAAGTCAAGGTGCAAAAGGAAAAAGAAAAAAAGACGGTCATTCTGACAATGTAAGAATGGCAGTATTGGGTAATATTTCTATCAATAAAGATGGTATAGAAAAGAAAGTCAAAAAAGATACACTAGAACAATGGCTATCTCAGGGCTGGAAAATTGGTGGAAAGCCAAGAGTTAAGTCTACAATCAAAGACTGATATCCATATCAACAGTAACATTCATTATTGACTTTTTACCGCGTTTTATTTTTTTACTATAAAGTCTACTACAATTGGCACACATT